TTAGGATGTACTACTATAGCTTCAATAAATTATAACCCAGATGCAACAGAAGATGATGGTTCATGTATAGCAATTGCTTATGGTTGCACAGACCCAACAGCGTTTAATTATGACGAAGATGCTAACACAGATAATGGTTCATGTGTTTCTGTAGTATTTGGATGTACAGATTCAACAGCTTTAAATTATGATGCTAACGCTAATACAGACAATGGTTCATGTATTGCAGTAGTACTTGGATGTACTAATCCAATTGCTTTAAATTACAATGAAAGTGCTAATACAGAAGATGGTTCTTGTATATTACCAATTTATGGTTGTACAGATTCAACAGCTCTAAACTATGATGAAAATGCTAATACAGATAATGGTTCGTGTATAGAAATTGTATACGGTTGTACAGATTCAAATGCTCTTAACTATGATGAATCAGCAAATGTAGATGATTTCAGTTGTATTGACCCCGTATATGGTTGTACAGATCCAGCAGCATTTAACTATAATGAATTAGCAAATACAGACAATGATTCATGTATAGATGTTATTTATGGTTGTACAGATTCTACAGCATTTAATTATAATTCAGAAGCTAATACAGAAGACTTTTCATGTATAGAAGTAGTTTATGGTTGTACAGATGAAAATGCGTTTAATTATGACGAGTTAGCAAACACAGATAATGGAACTTGTATTGACATATTAACAGGATGTACTGATGTTAATGCTTATAATTACGATGGAAATGTAAATACAGACGATGGAAGTTGCGAATATGATGCAGGATGTAGTGGGGGGCCAGGAGTTCCATATTGGTTACCTAATGAATGTTTTGAATGGGTAATATCAATTGATACTGAATGTTGTACAGGTGATTGGAATTCATATTGTGTAGAACTATATAATTATTGTGAATTTGGTTGGCCTATTGATTTAGAAGAATTTAATGGCGAATTATTAATATATCCTAATCCGGTAACTGACATACTTAATATTACAAAAGAAATTGATATAAAATTATATGACATGGTAGGTAGTTTAGTTCTTTCAAAAGAAAAAACAACACAAATAGATATGACTGCACTGCCTAGCGGAATATATAACTTAAACATTAGTTACAACAATCAAATAATAAACAATAGAATCATAAAACATTAACGCCCTTTAAAAAAAATATATATTTATTGGCGAATAATAACCTATAACAATGGCAAACGACAAATATTACGGATTTAAACCTAAATCTAACAAAACAATTGAACAAGTAGCTAAATTTGAACAGTTCCATCCTTTTGAGTTTAGAAAAGGAATGGACTATGAGCTAACGGAATTAGGATGTATGAGATTAAAAGAATCCACCATTGAAGAAAGAGAAAAAGCAACTGAAAAAATAATTAAAAATTTAGAAAAACACCCTGCTTATTATTCAGCATTACTTCAATTTGAATCAGGAGTAAACTATGGGTCTAAAATCAATGAAACCACTTTTAGCAAGTTTCTAGAAAACTTTACAGGTAATGAAGGTAGAGGAGAGGGAATGCAAGAAGTAGATAAGGATTTTAAAAATGATAAAATGGAAGAATTAAAAGAAGCCATTAAAAGAGAAATGAAAAGTATTTTAAAAGAATCTTCAGCAGCAAAAAAAGCAGCTATGGCTGATATGGAGGATGAAGAAGGAGCCCCTAAAAAAGGTAAAGGAAAATCTAAAAAAGATAAACCTCTAAGAAAAGATAGATTTGATAAAGAAGAAGATGCTATAAAAGACATATTATTTAGAGTAGATCATAAAATAGATAAAAAATTCTACTGCCCTGATGACAAAAATAAAGTAGAAACAAAAGGAGAAGAAGAAGATAATACAATGAAAGATCCTGCTAAAGGTAGTTTACTTTACGTTAAAGATTGTTTAATGAAAGAATATGAAACTATAAAAGCAGATAGTGGGGGAGATATAAAGGCAGCTAAAGAAGCCTATGATGTGTTACAAAAAGAAGCAAACGCAGAATTTGAAGAGATTTTTAAAGAATTTAATGAAGACTTTGAAAAAAATGAAGTTGGAGACATATATAAAAAAGAAGACTTTTTATTTCAAACCATTAAAAAACTTCAAGAAAGACTTAAATTAGGATTAGATAAAGCAAGAGCAGGAGTAGAAGAAGAAGCTAGAGGAATAAGACGTGAAGTAGCTCAAACCCAAATGACACGTATGGAAGCTCTTAGACTCCTTGAAATAGTTAAAGAAAATGGAATTTCTTTAAGAGAAGGAACAGAAAACGTAAAAGTATATTATGAAATAGCAAAAGCTGCTTATTTAGAAGGGTTAGCTAATGGATTAAAAATATAAACAAAATAAAACAGTTATGAATTGGATAAATAGTTGGAGAGAAGGTAATAAAAAGAATATTATTGATATCTCACTAAGACTTGGAGTGTTAACTCTATTTGAACTTAAGTGGAATCCCGGAATTAAGTTTAGATTAATAATATTAAATTTTGGGGTTGAGATATAAGACTAAAACTAATAATAACTTATTTAAATTTTAAAAAAATGACTTTAAAAGAACTCAAAAAAATGATTGCAGAAGAATATGCTGCATATAAAAAAAGAAAAAAACTAAACGAACAACCTACACCTGCAGGTATGGACGACCTTCCAGGAGTATCAGTATCTGATGCTGATGTAGATGCTACAGGTGGAGGAGATGCTGAATCTGTTTTAAAAGATATAATGGCAATGATAGAAGACTTTATGCAAGGGGGAGATGAAGAAGATGACGCAGAAGGTGCTGAAGACGAAGCTGAAGATGTTGAAGGAGAAGAAGATGAAGAAGCAGATTTAGAAGAACTTAAAAACCACGGTTTTGGTGGAGCTAGTGCTAAAAAATCATCAGGAACTAAAGGTGGAGGTGCTTACACTAAAAACCTAAAAGAAGCAGCATTTAAACGTAAAAAAATGCTTTCTGAAATTAAAACTAAAGCTTTTAAATCTCGTTTAAAAAAGCTAGCTAACATATAAATTTATGACTCTTGACGAGTTGTTATTAGAATGGTCTTATAGGTCAGAAAAGGGGTATCCGTTACTGGATAACCCTTCTGACATCTCTGTTTTAAAACAACTTTTAGAAAAACTAAATTTACCCTCTAATAAAATTATTAATTCTTTAAAAGAAGCCTCTCTAAATCCAGGTGAATTAAGAAAAGATAGAATAGGTAGTACTAAAGAACCCGGTATTCGTGTAAAAGTATTTTTAAATAAAATTGAAAAAGGTGAAGAAATAGAACTAACAGACAGCACTAAAATCATTATAGATAAAGAGAAATCTCAAGAATCTATAGAAAGATTAGAACAATATTTAAATGACTTTAAAGACCCCTTAACAGGCCTAGTTTTTTATTCTAGTGAAAGTGACCAGCCTTATAGTCTTGATTCTTTTAAAAAGACAGAAGAATTTGGATCCAGTAAGGGAGCTGGTGGGGGTACTGACGAAACAAGACTCCAAGAATCAGCTCATGCTTATGGGTGTGCTGTAGCATATTATGTAACTCAAGGTCCTATAACAAGTGAAGATTTAAACAAAGAAAGCTTTAAACAAGCATCTGCTCATGTAGATGCAGATGCCTCTATAGAAGAAATAATATTATTTTTAGAAGCTTCTGATACTTGGATGGTTTCTATACCTAAAGCAGTAAATAAAATATACGAAATGTTCCCTAATAATAGCTTTAAAGTTCATAGGGGATCAAAACAAGTAGAACTAATATATAAAGTTTGGAGTAGCATTGCTAAAAAAGAAAAAAATCTAAAAATGCAAGATGATAAGTGGAATCCTGCTGACATCTGGTTAATATCGAGTAAACTTGAAAACTCCTTTGATTGGTCAGGTAATTTAGAAGTATTAAATGGTCAAATTCATAACCTATTTAATGACAATAAATTAATAGGAATATCATTAAAACAAATACCTTCTAAAAGTGATGCTAAAGCAGAAATATATAATGACCTTGACCTTCCTAAAGAAAATATATATAAATTTAATGACTTTGACGCCTCAATTAAATCTTCTAATATAGAAATAAAATACACAGATTCATCAGGAGAAAATGAAACAGAAAATGCAGGAACTATAATACTTAAAAACTTTAATGTTGATGCTGGATGGTGTGCTGAAATTTCAGGTAAAGCAGCTAGAGGAGGAAAAGCATGTCATGGGGCTGTAAATGATGTTTTAAAATTAAGTGGAATAGAGTTATTACCTACAAGTAAGGATGTAAAAAATGCATTCCAAATAGATGATGAAAATTATTATAATAAATTTTATTATTTATTTGATAGATTTTTAGAAAATATTTCTAAAGAAGACTTTAAAGAATTATATGAAAAGGCTGAACTAAGTTGGAAAACCGCAAAATATATGGGTTTAGAGTTTTTAGAAAAAATATATGACAATATGGATTCATCTGATGAAATAATAAATGATATTATGAGATATGCTGCCTCTTCAACAAAAGCCTCATCTAAATTTATAAAAATATCATAATAAATTTGGTTTTTTGATATTTTCTTATTATATAATACCAAAATAAAATAATTTAACATGAAATACGGACAACAAGTACAAGGAGCTTTAGAAAGATTAGATAATTCTTTAAAAAAACTTCATACAATGATTAAAAGAGGAGAAAATAATAATGCTATAGAGTTTATGGAGAGAGGTGAACTAAAAGATAGATATGATGAACTCCAAAACATAATAACAGTAGCAGGGGGCCCTGGAAATTTAGGGGCTAGTGGTACTGTGAATACAGGAATGTTTGAATAAAATAAAAATAGGTTATGTTATCAGCAGAAAAAATCCAATCAAATTGGGAACGTTATCTTAATGAGATAAGAGCAAATATATCTAAAGAACGAACAGATATATTAATTCCCTTTTTAGAAAAATTTGAAGAACGAATAATGATGATGCCTGCAGCGGCTAAAAACTGGCATCATTCAGCATTTGCAGGTGGTTATGTTGATCATGTATTACGTGTATATGATTGCGCAAATGAATTATATAAAACGTGGAGTAAAATGGGAGGAGATATATCCACATATACAATTGAAGAGATGCATTTCGTCGCTTTATTCCATGATTTGGGCAAGATGGGTCAACAAGAAGGTGAGTATTATCAACCAAACGATTCCCAGTGGCATATTGATAAATTAGGTCAAATTTATAAATTTAACACAGATATTCCTGCAATGAAAATACCAGAACGATCTTTATTTTTATTACAACAAATAGGATGTATAGTATCTCAAAACGAATATATAGGAATTAAAATACATGATGGTTTGTATGATGAAAGTAATAAATTTTACTTTATGTCAGGTATGAAGGAAACTAAATTAAGATCTCATTTACCTTTACTTATGCATCAAGCTGACCATATGGCTGCTCAAATTGAATTTGAAATATGGAATAATGCAACAGATGCTGTCCCCAAACAATCTAAACCTAAAAACGGTACTAAGGGAGACAAAACAATAAGAAATGCTAAAAAAATAAATACTAAAAATAATCCGAATCTATCTAACGCTACTTTGGATGTTATAGATTCTTTTTTTAAAGACTAAATTATGGGGTGGATAATATCAACAATAATACTTACTATAATAGTAACATCAATGGGTTTTGCTCTTAGAAACTTATTAATCAAAAATGAAAAACTAGAAGACTTTATAAGTAAACAAAGTGACGCTATTAATTCTTGTGATCAAAGATTAAAAGCAATTGATAATAAAGGGTCCTTTATAGCAGATGATGAAGTAGGTTGGTTTTTTACAGAATTAAAAAAAATTCAAGACGCTTTAAACGAATTTACACTTAACTAAATATATGACAGATCAAACCAAAATTAAACTGGAATCAAACTCTATCCCACCACCTAAAAAAAAGAGAAAAAAAAGAAAAAAAAGAAATTATTTTACTCATGAAACGGAGTTAGCCATTGCTCGTTACTTAGAGGCCACTCACCAAGATGACAGAGATGAAATATTTAGAAAAGACCTATACTATGCTTTTTACAAGTTAGCCGAAAATCTTATCCATACCTTTAAATTCTATTATACAGAAGTTGACAATTTAGAAGATTTAAAACATGAAGTAATGTGTTTTTTATTAGAAAAACTAGATTATTTTGACCCTTCAAAAGGTTCTAAAGCCTTTTCGTATTTTTCTATAGTAGGTAAAAACTACCTTATACTTTATAATAACAATAATTATAAAAAAAAGAAAATAACAACAGATGTTATGGCAGCCGATGAAGATAGAGGTGTTTTACACCAATTAGGGAGAGATGAACGTAAAAAAGAAATAAAAGATTTTATTGACTATTTTACATCTTATATAGATAAACACTTGTTTAAGTTATTTAAAAAAGAAAAAGATAGAAAAGTATGTGATGCTATTAATACCTTATTTAAACGCAGAGAAAATTTAGAGATTTTTAATAAAAAGGCGTTATATATTTATATTCGTGAAATGACGGATGTAGATACTCCTGTTATTACTAAAGTAACAAAAATTTTAAAGAAATTATATAAAAAACTTTATAATGAATATATAGACACAGGATATGTAAGAATTTAAACCTCTCCATATTTATAATAAAATAACAATATGGATTCATTAAACCAAATAATATTCGACGATAAATCTTTCTCAGATTTACTAAAAGAAATTCATAAAAACCAATCAAAAAAATCAAAACAGCTAGCATCCTTAATAGCTGAACTGCGCCCTCTTATTACTTCTTTAGGAGATGCTACTGTAGTAGTACCTTTAATTAAAGAATATATGGAAATCAGTGTTAAAAATGACGACCAACTAATAAAAATGGCCGCTATAGTACAACGTTTATCTACAGGAGCTTCAAGCACAGGAGATGGGGGGCTGTTAACAGAAGAAGAAATGGAACAACTTCAAAGTGTAGCAGAAGAAATATCAAAAACAGTTGAACCTAAACAACTTAATAAACCTGAAGAAAAAAATGAGAGCAGTAAGAGTATTTGATATAGTTTTAGATATAGCACATCCTGCATATGATGTTATTAGTGACATAGGGACTGTTTACTATGATGAACTAGATGACTTAAGAAAAGCAGATAAATTAAATGGGTGTGAAGACAAGGAATGTGGGGGTGCTGGAAGAGCAAAACCTTTTCACATGAATATGATGCATTTCCCTTTAAAGAATGAAATAATTCATATACTAGATAGTGTAAATAAAAACTATTATCAAAACTCAAAATCTACAGACTATTATTTACCCCCAGTATCTGTTCTTTCAAACATAACACAAAATACGCTCCCTAACAATGTAAATGAAAAAGGAGAATATCCTATAGGGAATTATTATAGAGAAAACCACCTTATAAAAAGACTTCAACCCTATGAAGGCGATACAATATTTCAAGGAAGATTTGGAAATTCTATAAGATTTGGCTCTACAGTAAACAATAGAGGTATATTAAATAGGGCTCATTGGAGTAATACAGGATCTATAGGAGACCCTATTACTATAATATCTAATGGTCAAAGAGACAGAAAGTCAAACAATAAAGGATATGCTGTAGAAGATATAAATAATGACAAATCAAGTATTTGGCTATGTAACAATCAACAAATGGCTCAATTTACAGTAGCTTCAAGTTACAAAGCCTCATATTATTATGACCAAGAAATGCTAACAACAGAATCCCCTCAACGTCCTGAAGAAGATATGGCGTCAAATGTATCAGAAGATGTTCAACTTTCAGAAACAACAGAGGAAGTTATAGAAGAAAACAATGATCAAGTACAAGATGAAGAATCTATGTATGACATAGCAGAAACCTTAAACCAAATAATATCTACAGGAGATACTTTTAACTTACCTGCATCATACAAAGTTCCTAGTGGTGTAGATGCTGTAACTTTTTTAAATGAACAAATAGGATAAAATGGCAAAATTTACAAGATTACATAACATATATAGCAAAATAGCAGAAGAAGAAGAAATAGACAACTATCCTGGTATAGATTCACTAACAGACCCTGAACTTACAGCTGACTTTATTTGGGGAAATTTAGAAAAATTACATACTAATTGCGTTATCCCTATTTTAAATAATTTTGGTGAAGAAAATATTAGAATAACATCTGCTTATAGAAGCAATGAACTAAACGAATATGTTGGGGGAGTTAGTGATTCTCACCATACTAAAGGATATGCAGTAGATTTAATTAGTTTATCTCACCCTTCATCTATGTTGTGGAATTGGTGTTATGTAAATTTAGAATTTAATCAATTAATATGGGAGTTTCCTGAAAGAGGAGACTTCACAAATGCAGATTTTGATTTTTCTTGGATCCATATTTCATATATTGAAGGAAATAATCCTAAAATAGGAACTATGTCTTCTAATATTAATTTTTACCATGAAATGGTTGATGAAGAACAAATAGAACCTGTAACAAGAAAAGGAGTATATTCACATGGTATAACTATTGCGGATGAAACCTTAGTAGGATCATAAATTATAAAAAAAAACAAATGACATATATACCTAAAGACCCAAACTCATATATAGGAAATCAAGTAATAATAAATTCTGATCGCCTACTGTTTAACGCTAAAACAGACAGCATATTATTATATTCTGATAAAGCTATAGGATTTAGTACTAGAGGAAACTTTCATTTTGACACAGATAATTCAGAAGAAAGCAAAAGTAAATTTATAGTTAATTCCCCTAATATTTATTTAGGGCTAGAATTTGATAATTCTTTACCAGCACAACATGCAGTATTATCAGATAATTTAATTGAATCTTTAAATGACATTTTAGATTTGATATATAAAATATATGCTGACTTAAATTGGCAAGTGTCTTATATGTCAACAACTCCAGGTACATTTACAGGTTTTAATAATAAGAACTATTCTTTATTAAGAAAAAGAGAAAAAGAAATTCAAGAAGTAAGAGAAGCCTTACAAGATATAAAAAGTGAAAAAACAAAATTAGTATAATGTCTACACAACAAGTAAGAAATACCTTAAGCACCCAAGTCGAATCTGTATTGCAGAAGGCTAAAGGAGACATAAAAAACGAAGGTAAAAGAAAAATTGACGAAATTAGAAAAAAAATACCTACTCCTGAAGATGTAATGGAAAAGCTTAAAGCTGAAATAAATGAGGAAACATGTAGTCCTGAGGGTAAAGAAAAGTTTATGAAAATTTATAATAGATTACATGACAAATTAACTAAAATAAAGAATATTATAAAGAGCATTATGGAAAAACTAGAAAACATAGAAGGTAAAATTAAACCTATAATTGAGGCAGAAGGTCCTCTAGGAGAAATAAAATCTTTTACAGATAGTATTAAAAATTCTATAATGCCTATCCTTCAAGTAGCTGTAACAGGTGCTCCTTTACTATTAGCAGCTTTTACAGCGATGGCGGCAAATGCAAAGGCAGCAGATGCAGTTCAACAAAAAAGAGATAAAGCAGTTTCAAAGGTAAAAGAATATACTGCTTTAATATTAGCAGTACCTTTAATGATTCAACATTATCAAAACCAAGCAAAAAAAATATTTATTCCCTTAGAATTTATAAAATCAAAACTCCAAACAATAGATGATTTAGTAACTAAAATTCAATTATACATGTATAGCATGTTACTACAGTTTGAAGAAGGGTGTTCAGACTTAGAAAATTCTCAAAATGATTCTGTAGGTAACTCTAATAACCCTATAATTCCTGATCCTAATGGTTCTACTACTTTAGATCAATATATGGCTTTTTTAAATTCACAATATAATGACGTATATAATAAGTTACAAGAAAATGGTAGTGAAAAAGCTATTGAAAGGATATTTAAAATAAAAGATAACTTAGAAGAAGATTATAACATTAGTTTTAAAGTAGTTAATTTAGGTGGTAAACCTAATTAATCCTTAAAATTTTTTTATATTTATTAACAAATAACATTTAACATGAAAGCAAGTACATTTGAAAAATTAATCAGAAAAATAGTTAGAGAAGAAATTGATTATGCTTTACATAGAGAGATTAGATCTTTAAAAGAAGACCTTCAAAGTTCTAACAAACAAACATTAATAGAACAACCAGAAAACATTCCTGTCTCTGAAGAATTTAAGTCTTCTTTAAGAGAAAAAATTATGGGTACTCCTAACAAACAACGAAAAAAACCTATTCAGAGAATTAATTACACTTCAAATAATACTCTAAATGACCTTTTAAATGAAACTGCTCAAGGAGATACTAATACAAGTGGTAATGTGTCTCCTGTTTCTATATCAGAAGACTTTTCTACTATAGGAGGAATACCCACAGAAGCCGCCTCACCCGCAGTACAAGAAGCTGTAACTAGAGATTATAGTGATTTAATGAAAGCTATTTTAAAAAAGAAAAAATAATAGATGCCTACAGTAAAACAAACAAGAAGAATTAATCCCCTTAACAAAAACAAAAATGTTAAGATAGGACTTGCATTCCCTTTAGACGGGAATAATATGTTTAGTGGTACTGAAACTGTAGAAGATCAACTTAAAGCAGATTTATTAAATTTATTATTAACACAACCCGGTGAAAGAGTAAATGAACCTTTATTTGGAGTAGGCTTAAAATATTTATTATTTGAACCTGAAATAGATGGTGATTCATTAAAAGAAGTAATTAAAGAAAAAACCCAAATGTTTGTTCCTGGAATAACTGTTCGTAAAGTACTTACAACAATAACAGATAAAACTTTAATAGTACAAATAAACTTTGAATATAACTATAGTATGCAAGAAGATAATATACAATTAAATTTTAATGAATAATGGCTTATAATAAAGTATCAAATAAAACTCAAGATAAAGATGTAAAATATCTAAATAAAGACTATAATAGTTATAAAAATCAACTTATAGAATTTACACAAACATATTTTCCTGAAAATTTTAACGATTTTAGCGAAGGTAATCCAGGAATGATGTTTCTAGAAATGGCAGCTTATGTAGGAGATGTTTTGTCTTTTTATACAGACACTCAATTACAAGAATCTTTTTTACCTTTAGCCCAAGACCCTGAAAATTTATATAATATGGCTTATGCTATGGGGTATAAACCTAAGGTAACAACAGCGGCTGCTGCTGATTTAACTATATCTCAATTAGTACCTGCTAAAAATGTAGGAGGAACCTATAAACCTGACTATGATTATGCTTTAAGAATTAAAGCTAATTCAGTATTTTCAGCAGAAGGAGGACAAAGTTTTTATTTAACCCAAGATGCTGACTTTACTTATTCTTCTTCTTTTAGTCCTACTACATCAAGCATATATCAGTTTGATGGAAGTGGTAATCCTGAATATTATATACTTGAAAAAGTAACACCTTCTATTTCAGGAGACATTAGGACTCAAACATTTACTATAGGTGCTTCTGAAAGATTTAAAACTATAACTTTATTTGATAAAAACATTATTTCAATAGAAAAAATTACAGACTCTGATGGAAATGAATGGCATGAAGTACCCTATTTAGCTCAAGATACTATATTTGAAGAAACTCTTAATAATGCTGCTAACGACCCTGCATTACATCAATATAATTATGAAACTCCTTATTTATTAAAACTAAAAAGAACTCCTAAAAGATTTATAAGCAGATTTAAACCAGGAGGAAAAATCGAAATCCAATTCGGTGCGGGGACTAGTGATAAAGCAGATGAACAAATAATCCCAAACACAAATAATATAGGGCTAGGGATTAAAGATGGAAGAAACCAATTAAATACAGCATATGACCCCTCAAACTTTTTATATACAAAGGCTTATGGGGAAGCCCCTTCAAACACTACATTAACAGTAAAATATTTAGTAGGAGGGGGATTAAGCTCCAATGTAAATAGTAATACTATAACTAAAGTAGGCACTCTCCTTGCAGACAATAAACCTAACCTTAATTTAGGAATGAGTAATTTTGTTAGATCAAC